CGCCAAGCGTTGTTGAAGTCCCCATCGTCAAGGACAAGGTGTTGCGCACCACCGTATTGGTAGGTGTTTGTTTTCCCTCGAAGGACACGCCTGTCTTTCATCGCTTCTTGCCCCCGGCCATCTTGTGAGCTTCCTTGACCGCTCGCTTGAAGCCGCCAGCCTTCCACTTACCGCTCTTTAGCTTGTATCGAGGTGCGACCTTCTTGAACGCAGCCTTGTATTTGCGGTTGTATGCAGAGACCTTCTTTCGGGCCTTCGTCGCCACCATCGGGGCAGCTGCTTCAACACGCTCGCCAACCGACGTCCCGATGGACATGGCCAAGGAGGGACTCATTCCTCTGTCAATCAACAATTGACGCAACAGGTTGCAGGTTTCGCACACGTTACCAACCTCATTGTTGGCTCAATGCAAGGGCCATCGCTTTTGCTTGGCTCATCTTCTCAACAGTGCATTCGATGACGATGCTGCAGTAGACGTCGCCTGAAAAGCCCGTGTTGGCCACGCCGCCCAAGTAGAGGGATTCCGTAGCGACCAGGTATCCGTTCGTGTAGAGCTGCGGTGCGATGTCGAACGAGTTGGAGGACGACGCAGCCAGGGGAGACGTTGCGATCGAGGGCGTGTATGCCTCAATCTTACCTGCAGCGACCATTGAGCGGTCAGAGGGCAACACGATGTCGCCCTGGCTCTGCGTGGTGAGTTGGAATTGTGCGACGGCGGCGGTATCGGCTGCAGCCATCGAGAGAGAGCGCCCGGTGTTGTCGGTGAATGCAACGTCTACACGATGCACCTTCAAGATGCTCTGATTCAACGCGTCAACGTAGCTGCCGAGATCGACGGCTCGCTGCACGAAGGTGTTTGTGTTTCCAATGTCAAGGGTTGCTCTGATGAAGAAGCTTTCAGCCATGAACCAGTCAAAGCGCGCAGTGCTACATAAACAGCACCTAATCTTCCTATATCGACAAAGCGCCATCGCGCCTGTTATAGGCGACCCCCGCAGGGGCTTATCCATAGGAGGCCGACAGGCTGTCGCCTACACCGACATACACACACCTACAGGGGGTTTGGGGTTTCCGTCGATTTCCGTAGGTTTCATAACCTACCTACTATGTCGGAGATAGCATGGGGAGACAACATACCACATGGATTTCGGACGAAACTTGGACAAAATTAGAGAACATCAAGGGCGATTCGGTGTCGGAAAAGATTCGAAACGCCATCGAGAAGGTTGATCCCGACCGAGAGATGATGATTAACTCGGAGATGCGACGACTTTCCCGCCTCGTTGAAGCCATGAAGCGCATCAACACCCTCGCAATTACACCATGGGAGCAGATGACCCCGCACGAAATCATCGGACGCATTGAGGGCGTCCTCGACGGCGTCGAGTTCTGTTGGAGGGATTGAATGAATACATGCGATTTTTGCAACCGTGATTTAACATTGAAACCAGATTATTGCACATTGGTCATCCATCGATCACAACAAAATGTCATTTTTCCGATTGCATATTGTGATGTCACTTGTTTGGCTGCCGATTGGCAAGCAAGTGGAGATTTGGAAGTGAAGGATTGAAAGTTCGATGCGCGATATGCGGCTTCGAGGCAGAAGTTGAGCAGCCTCTGCTCGCTCGTGCGCCAATCCAAGCGTTCTTCGATACGCGTCCTCGCCAAGAACGGTTGTCTTTGCCGGACTTGTGGATTTGTGATACTCACAAGTAAGGGATCATCGAGATAGCAAGCTGAACAGTTTCAAAACCACCGACGAGACCGAGAGTAAGAAAAGAAACGAGGACGTTCAGACGAACGAGCCCTTCAAGGTTGGACTCTTTCTCCTGGCGTCGCTCTTCACGTTCCATGAGCCAGGAGGCGAAACGTTGAGTTCGGTTTGGTGCAGCTGCATTTTCAGTTTCAGTTTCAGTTGACATCTTGACTTTCCTCCTGGATGATGGCCATCACGGCTTGGTTGTCGTTGAGGGTGACTCGCTCAAGTTCGATGAAATAAACAAACTCAGTTCCGCTGAAGGCGCTCTGCGCTGAAATGGCCAAGTAAAGATCTCGAACAATTACATGCTGTGGATCAATGAGTCCAAAGGACCAAGCGCCAACTGTAGTGTCACCGTTGAGTTCGATGGAAGTCCATGCAACTTGACGACGGTCTTCCCAGTTCCAACCAATCACCGTGTTCAGAGGTCCCTCAACAGCCTCAGCATGCGTAGCCAAAACTGCGGCACAATCTCTTGAACCAACGGATGAATTCGTGATGTCAGAAGGAGCGATGACGAACTTCACAATACGCCAAGCGTTGTTGAAGTCCCCATCGTCAAGGACAAGGTGTTGCGCACCACCGTATTGGTAGGTGTTTGTTTTCCCTCGAAGGACACGCCTGTCTTTCATCGCTTCTTGCCCCCGGCCATCTTGTG